TGTTGTTACCGTTGTTGGCCTTGTTCGCGTTGTTCGCGTTGTTCGCGTTGTTGTTGTTGGCCTTGTTCGCGTTGTTCGCGTTGTTGTTGGCAGGCTTGTTGTTGTTGGCCTTGTTCGCGTTGTTGTTGGCAGGCTTGTTGTTGTTGCCCTTGTTCGCGTTGTTGTTGGCAGGCTTGTTGTTATTGGCCTTGTTCGCATTGTTACCCCCGGGTCCCATGCCATTACTGTTACCGGCATTTTTGAGGGTGTTGTTCAGCGCCGCAGAAGCGTTGAAATTATTATTAGCCTTGGTGGCGTTTGCCTGATTATTCATCTCGTATATTAATAATTGAGATTTTATTTTGTTACCCCCCTTTTCTTGAGAGTGGCTTTCAATTCACTCATGAGTTTGGCACGTTTATTATTTACCAGAGGCTTCCTGGGAGGTGGAGGCGGCGGTGGCGGTGGCGGTGGAAGAGTCGACCTAGACTGTGTTACAGTTCCAATGGGTCCAGCTGTCACAAGAACATCCCTACAAATACGGATGAATTTTTTGGTATTACTCGCCCTACTCTTCATTACAGCGTGAACCCGTTTTTTGATGTCCTTATCTGTTAATTTGACGCGACTACCGTTTACATCTTTAGTTACCCTGAGACCCAACTTTCTAGCTTTGCTCCTGATATTGGTAGGATCCATTGTAATATACTTAGAAATTTAAACCCTTATAAAATTATGAGTGAATGGAAAGACGACCTTCACGAAACAAACAAACTTATACGCGAGGTTATATTACCTCACATGACCAGAATGGAACTGGAACTTCAGTCATTGAGAAAACACACATGGCCATACGTTCAATCGAATAAAGAGAAAAGTCAACTAGATGATATTGAGCAAAAGAGAGATTTTCTTCAATATCTTGACAATGAAACAATTATGGAGTTATTGGATATGAAATCTAAACTGTCAAAAAATAAGGGTCTTCAGGGAAGAGAATATGATATCATCACATCAAAAAAAATTATTGAGTAATAGTATTAAACAATGTTTAGTACATCACTCATTATGGGATTTTTTAAGGTTCCAAACCTTTCAACCACAGAGGGGAGACCTATGCCCAAAGCCGATCTTGAAATACTTGCTGTAAGTGTGTTTGCTACAATGATGTCATTAATTATTGGGTATAGATATGTTCCTAATAAAACGGATTACGCCAAGGGTTTAATGCTTGTTGGATTTTTAGGTTGTATCTTATCTTCTGCCCGCGTTATTGAAGATAGCCGCAGACGCTGCAAGCTTTAAAAAAAATCGTCAGTCCTATACATATTAACCGCGAATGAACCAGTTTTACCTGTCACTGAAACAGTTTCATTTCCGTACAACTCCTGACAACCCATGTCTTCCATGCAATCTCTAGAATTATGACTCAATGGAACCGGGTACAAATTATGATCACCCGTAGTCGTGTAATAATGGTATCTATCACGTCTACCTCGCGCTTCCTTTCCATATAATGGTAAAGTTTCTTCATTCGGTCCTGTTATGATACCCATCTGTTGCATATGTCCAGGCTTATACCTTTTAATTGGTGGTCCCCTGAATTCTGGCTCGCGACGCGTTTCTATTGGTCTTGGTGGAACTCGCACAATAGTCTTCACAGGAACTTTGATAATTCTAGGGTTGTACCACATATATGTCACGAACGCTGTGAGTAAAATAAGAGTCAGCCATAACACCTGATCTTTTGTCTTGTTCTTCATTACTATAGTTAAGGAAAATCTTTCACTTAGAGACATGAAGGTGCTATCAATTGATATTGGGTATCACAATATGGGATTGGTATTAGCTGAGTCTTCACCTGGACCAAAAATTACAGTGGAATATATAAAGAAAGTGAGTCTTGGAGACTACAAGTACATACGATCAAATAATTTTGTAGACTTAATTCCTTTATTTGTAGAAGATCACCAAAGTATATTCGATTCAGCTGATAAAATACTTATAGAAGCACAACCACCCGGTGGTTTCACCAATATTGAGATTCTTTTACATTACATGTTCAAAGAGAAGGTTTCTTTGATTTCGCCTGTGAGTATGCATGTGCATTTTGGTATGAGACACCTAGACTATGACCAAAGAAAAGAGAGATCTGTCTCCATCGCTGAAAAATATATCGATGGGGACATTCCATATGAAAGAAAGCACGACATTGCAGATGCCTTATGTATGATTGTGTACCACAACTTTAGAAATTGTGTGCATTTTTTTGATAGATTCAGACTAAATTCTTAGTATATAGTAAAAATGCCTACAAAGAAAGAAATACAGGAAGCAAAGGGTAAACTTAAACCCACTAAGAAATCTAGGGGTAACAGTCCTAAAATACCCAACCGACTCAAGTACATTATCATTAGAGTCGATAACCGTAAGAAGGCGGATCGGGAGATGTTCTCTAGGGTTCAGGAACTGATTCGTGAGAAGAAGTAAGTTTCTTATCTATGATTTCTAAAGAATTTGCTACAGAGTTGAACATTTCGAAAACATCGTTCATGTTCTCCCCTTTGATAAGGTCTCGTATTTTTTCAATATTGTACCCAATAGACTCTTTCTCCATCTTATTCTTTTCTATCCACACTTCGAGAATTTTGTGAAGACCCTCAATTTTCTCGTCGACTGTATGTGTAAAAGTCTCAATCGCATTATCGAGTGTGTTTATTTCCTCCTTACAATACACTTTTTGTTTTCTCAATATATCCCGTTTGATCGTAGACTCTGTTCTTTCAATTTGATGTTTTGTTTGTTCTATTTTTTGTTCTACCTGCTCTACATTGAAGATATATTCCCGGTGTCGAAGATTTTTAAGTTCTTCCAATCGTTGAATTTCTAGATTGATTTTAACGTCCATATATCTTTATAACTATGAATATCTTTAAATTACTTCATAGATTTTTTTAATTCTTTAATAAAGAAATCAAAGTGACCAATTCTGTACTGTACAATTGCCCATAACATGAAGAATGTAGTTTTTGTTAATTTATTGATATCATTGTCTTCCATTTTATAAATTGGACCAACTAAACGTCCCATAAAAGTTTTCTCTTTCTCCTGACCTGTGATTTCCATTTCCAATTGTGTCAAGGCGCAGGTGTCATCATTTACAGACCAGTGAAAAAACAAAAATGGAATCATTAAAGAATAAAACTCTAAATTTTCCCGGTTATTCATGAAGGGAACTACCAACATAGCTATTATAAAAAATGCGTGTAAGAAGAATATTATATTCATTTATACTATACTATACAATGGTAAAAGAAAAAATTGTATGGAATGACCAGCACGAAACTATATTAAGACAATGGGGTGAGGCAGCTGGGTGTTATAGATTTATGCATCATCAATCATTCTTATTGTATAAAAAATTGAGTCTACGTTTTACACTCCCCGTTATCATATTGTCAACGATAACAGGTACAGCGAATTTTGCGCAGTCAACTTTACCTCTCAGTGTTCAACCAGCCGCGCCGTCTGTCATAGGTGGTTTAAACCTGATCGCGGGTCTCATCGCCACGGTTTCAAATTTCTTGAAGATTAACGAATTGATGGAAAATCATAGAACTGCTGCATTATCGCATGGTCTTTTATCGAGAAATATTCGATTAATGTTAGCTATACCACGAGATGAGCGTAAAATTCACGGCCTGAAATTTGTAGAAGAGTGTAAAGCTGAATACGACAGACTTCTGGAGCAATCACCAGCTGTTCCCTCTAAGGTGTTGATGGATTTCGAGAAAGAATATCCATTTGATAATATATTCACAAAACCTGAAATTATAAATGTACGCTCAATTCCCCATCTCAAAACACCAAAAACAATTGAACCAATTCATGCTATAACGAAGAATACACCACTCGAGAGAGTAGGAAAGTTATTCAAACCGAATACCGCTGACGAAGAAGTAGGAGATGAAGAAGAATCTATTGGGGGAGAGGAATATGAAGAGGAATCAGTAACTGACGTCGAACAAGGTACACCAAAAGAATAAACATCGTCATATTAATAAAAACACCACATGCAAAGTATGGTAAAATTTTCCTTCTTAAAGGTTCTACGATACGTTTATGTAGTGCGTCATTTTCGAG